CCTCGTACACACTCACCAACCGATGGTCCCTTGGATCGCAGCAGGCTTCCGCCAGGCTGTAAAACAAGAGAGTCTCGAGCGGGAAAGTGAAACCATTCCCCATGGAAGAGAACTTTTCAAGTCGGATAATGCCGTCAGGTGACGAGGACACCCCGGTCCGAATGGACCGAAGAAAATCCCACCATTCTAGTGGAAAAAGACTCTCCACTAGGCCGGATGCAATAGTATCCGAGGCACTACTGAGGTCAAGGGTTGCTAACTCCCCTGTTAGTGAACCTTCCTTCGCTAGCCGCTGGTTGCGGGTTTGGTCAGTTGTGTCCACGCCCTCTTTCGCTAACTGTGAACTTATATACGATCCTATCCCAAGCTGAACCATCTGGTTCAGCATCGGTTCGACCGCTATTGTTCTATCAGTTTTCGCGGATTTCCGGACGAAATCGATCCTGCCGCGGTGTATTGCGACATCGACCGTGGTCCCTCGAGGTTCAGTGCTTGCGCACTGGGACCAAAGAGGGACCTCTGCTAGCAAATCCGGGAGGATTTGTGTCGCTTCTTCGCTACAAGCGAACACCTGTGCAAGCTTACGCCTGACTGATGCATCTTTCTTTTTGACTTGAGTAGTCGCCCCGGGGCCAAAGCGCAAGTGAAGCGCGTCGAGACTCGGGAGATCTCCGAGGATAGTACTAATTTTCCGCTGGGCCCGATATAATACGGACTCAACGTCGAGGGGAAAATGGAATCCCCCACGAAAATACTTCCGGAAAATCTCATTCGTCTCTCTGCATTTCGCTTCAGCCATTTGAGCCGTTTCCCAGGCTACTAGCTTAGGGTCCACACCAATATCAATGTCCGCTCGCTTTTGAAAGAAAGCTAGGACCTGACGTAGGTGTCGGAACTCGAAAGCGGATAGCCCTTCGTAGCTCAGCTCAAACAGACACAGGCTCTTAACGTCCTTCAGCTCAATGAGCCTACGGATATCATCAACCTGCTTCTCACCAGATTTGCACTGGTCGAGATGCCACCGTGAAAGGAGAAAGAGAACCTCGTTACTGAACTCAGTATTTGAGGACTGATCCCAGCGAGTAAATCGCATAATTCACCTCATATAGAATGAGAGTTTAGGAACCAATCTCCACAGCCGTCATACAGCCCTTGCAGGCCGCATGCTTGTCGTGAAG